GCTGCACAAAGATGCATATGGAAATACCAGGCAAGAGAAACTGGACGAACACAAACGTGCAGTTGCTGGTGTCGAGGTGATTGACCAGAAAAATTTTAACAAGAATGCGTTGCTGCGTGGCACGTTCCTTGAACACGCTATTGTTCCTTGGTGGTTAGAAACACTGAAGGAAGATGGCATGGAGTGCCAGGCAACAGAACCTGAGAAGGCATTTAGGTTAGAGGAAGAGAAGCTAGGCGCAACACTGGATAGGATACTAAAGGTACCAGCCAAGTGTGAGTTAGTTATCAATAACCTGGTGTTGAAAGGTAAAGGTGTCTTGGAGGTTAAGACAGATTTCTACCACACTGGTAAATGTAAACCAGACTGGATGATACAGGTACACCAACAAATGATGTGTGCAGATTTACCTTGGGCTGTTGTCCTGGTAATGACGCAGCAAGGCAAGCTGGTTACTTATGCATTCAAACGTGACATGAAACTTTGTAATCAAATACTCCAGGCAGCAAGAGAGTTCTGGGATTTACTTGAGAAGGATAGAGATTATCCACCAGCTGCACCAGCTGAAGATGAGAAGCTAAAGGTTGTAACTGTTGAAGGTAAGCAAGGTGATAACCTTGACCTGGAGGTAGTTGCTACTGACTGCATGAAAGCAAAAGCTGAGAGCAGACACTGGTCAAAGATTGCAAAAGATAATCAAGAGATACTTGAATTACACATGGATAGTATAGGTGCTGACGTGATGAACGTAGGCAGCTATCAAATCAAATCAGTTACAACACAGAAACCTAAGAGAACGATGGTGGATGTACCTGGTCAATTTATAGATAGTACATCGTTCTCAATCAAGGAGGTTACCAATGAGTAATATTACAAAGAGGCAAATACTTGAGCCAACAAATTTAAAAGAGGCACAAGAGTTTGCAACGACACTATCAAAGTCTGGCCTGGTTCCAAAAGAGTTCCAGGGTAAACCAGCAAACATACTAGTAGCTGTACAATGGGGATATGAGATAGGCCTTGCACCAATGCAGGCCCTACAAAACATTGCAGTTATAAATGGCAGGCCATCTCTTTGGGGAGATAGTTTACTTGCCCTGGTCAAAGGTCATCCAAACTTTGCTGGATGCAGGGAGTGGATGGAAGGCAACATTGCTTTCTGTGAAATCAAAAGAACATTACCCAATGGCAAGGAAGAAGCAACACTAACTCAGTTCTCAGAAGAGGATGCAAAAAAAGCTAGACTGTGGAACAAGCAAGGGCCATGGCAGCAATATCCAAATCGAATGCTTCAGCTTAGAGCAAGAGGCTTTGCTATCCGTGATGCATTCCCTGATGCAGTGAAGGGATTGATTACAGCAGAGGAAGCTATGGATTATCCAGAGCCAAAAGATATAACCCCTCAGGATGGCGTAGAAAAGGCTCCAAGCCTTTCCAATGTACAATCTACCACGCAGCTAACAAAGGCCCTTGAGGAGGCTTCTACGGCCCAGGAACAGGCACACACTGATGCGGTCATAGATAATCTAGCTGACCATGCAGAACCTGGTGAGGATGAAACAGAAACACCAGACCTGGACATGGAAGGTATGCCATTACACATTCCAAACGGTGATGATGATGCCAAGATTGAATACTACAATGTCGAACAAGACTGGGCCAACAGATACCATGAGTTGCTGCTGGCAATGTATCGTTCAACACATTCATCCCTGACACCGCAAGTTAAAAGAACCAAGATGAAAGAGTTAAAAGAAATTAACAAAGATGTCCTGGCTAACTTTGATGACAAGCAGCTGGCTGAAGAGTTGGAAACTAAAAGGCTTGAGTGGAACAAGAGCCTAAGTATTATGGCAAGGGAGAACCCAGATGGATAGTAAACAAAGAATAGGTTTAACACCTAGACAACAACAGGTGCTAGCTTTCCTGGTAGCATATCAAAAAAGTTCTGGAGTATATCCAACAGTAAGAGAGATATGCAAAGGTAAGATAGATGGCAAGCAAGCAATGCCAAAGATGGCAGCGCAATCTAATGTTCATAGAATATTAAACTGCCTTGCCAGGAAAGGTTATATTCTCAAAGAGATTAATAGTCCAAGAGGTATAGCTGTTATATAAGTTCGAAATGGGGAGCGTCTATAAATGGTCGCTTCCCTTCCTTCCTTCTGATATCAATGTATGAGTTCATAGCCTCTTCCATTGTACCATCCCAATCCCTGATATCTGGAACCGTCCAGGCTGCACCCCAACGAATACCTGTACCAAGTTCAGTGCCAGCAATCTTGAATGCTTCAGCAATGTCATCGTATAGGTTTACCTCCCAAGATATTCTAGGCCCAACATAAGCAACAACATCTACAGCTTGTCCTGTAATGTGAAGGCTATTCATAGTTTGAGATGCACCTGCATCTACCAATGCACGTTGCTCCTCAATAGTTCTTAGTCCACACGTTACACCAAAATCAATCTTGGTATATTCAATAGCTAGTTCTGTCACTGCTCTCATGGCATCATCGATACCATTAAGTTTACTAATACTTCGTTCCGAAAGTTTGAACATTATCTCCTCCATTCATTCCAACCAATCCATTTGACATTGACATATTTGTCATGGTTCTCTTACGTCTATTTGAAATAGATTGTTTCTTTTGTTTATCCATTATCCCTTTCATTTGTTGTGCGCCCGCTGCCGTAGGTCTAAACATAAAAGATAATGCTTGAGCAAATGCCTGGTCATCTCGTACTGCCATTATGTTTTCCTCCTAAATAAATCACCATCTGCTTTCTTAACTGTAGCTTTACCTTTGGCATGAGCCTTCAATCTAGCTACCGCCCACTGATGAGCAGATACCTTGGGTCTACTGCCAGAACTGTAATACGCCCCCAACCCACGCTTATAAATTTTGTTTGCTCGATCAGCGCCAAACATCTTTTTATATTTCTCTGGTGCTGCCATTATCCCCTCGCTCTTTCTCTGCTAATTCTATCAAAGTCTGCTGGTGACAGCTTTGACATTTTATATAAACGTCTAGTACGTCTAATCTCCGCTGCACGTTTAGACTTCTTCTTTGCACCAGCTAGATACTTAGCAGGTATATCTTTAAACTGGTTATCCTTTTTTACTTTTTTAAATCGTGCCATACTTATCCTGCGTTACTGATAATGCTGCCGTAATACAATCATCCTTATATGTTGGCCAACGGTTGTTTGTTTCCTCTACTATCTTCATATACTTGTGAGCGATTACATTTGTTTCACGTTGTACAATATCCCAATACAATTTAGTTTGTTGTTCATTCGATAGTTTTTTTTCTCCAACCTGTAACATTAATTTATTTTCTTTGTATCTGTTTTCTTTGCCTTGTCATAGCTGCGCATTCCACCAATGCCTAGCATTCCAAACATCAACGGCATCATTACACTCATGTCAGCTTGTGGTATATCAACACCAAACCCTGCACATATAGGTGACACCATATAATTTATTCCTAGGGATAGGCCACAGATCCACCCAATCAATGGGCGCCAGGACGCTTGAAACCAGTTACCTTTTGCATCAGCTTTGAGTACCTCAATCTGTGCCATGATAACTTCATGTGATTGCTTCTCGGCCATCGTTGCAATCTCATGTGCTAACTTATTCTTTTGGTCTTTGTCCTCAATAAACTTATCAAGCAGTCCTGTAACTGGCCCTACTAGATTACCTAATAAACTCAACATCATTTACCTCCTACTTAACCATATCAATAATCTAGGTTTTATCCATGATTATTTTATTTATATGTTCTTTGCCTGTTTGGTCTACCTCAATAACTGCCTCTACTTTGCCACAAACAAATCTAATTCTTTCTGGGTTTACGTTACGCTCTGCCTTACGTTTCATCTCCAAACATTTACCAAACCCTTCCTCTACCAATAGATGTTCTTCAGGCATCTCTCCTGATTGAGAGGTAAACATACATAAGGCTACAACGATTTTAGTTACCGTTCCCATTGGTATACTTTATCTCCCTGTTTGCATCTTTTAGTTTTTCAATATCTATTATTGCTTTATCCATCTGTG